ATGGTAAACAGAATGATTTTGCAGGGGCGGCTTTGCTCTGACCCTGAATTGCGCCGCGCCAACAGCGGAACAGCAGTGTGCAACTTCCGTGTGGCGTGGAGCGAGAAGATTAAGGACAGAGAAACGAAGCTGTTTCTCACCTGCGTGGCATGGAAGAGCACGGCAGAGATGATTTGCAAGCACTTTGCTAAGGGCAAGGAGATCGTCGTGGAGGGCAAACTTTCCAGCCGGGAATACGAGGATAACAGCGGCAACAAGCGCACGGTGGTGGAGCTGACGGCGGACCGGGTACATTTCTGCGGCAGCAAGGACAGCGCACCACAGAAGCCCGCACAGACATTCGAGGAGATTTCCGAGGATGACGGCGATTTGCCGTTCTAATTGGAGGTGACGAGGGATGACATTTGACGCGATTATCCACGATGCCGACAGCATCCGAGACGCACTTTCCGATTCTCTTACTAACAATGTCTTACGAATTGATGATCTTTCGGAGGAGGATGCAGGGCTGTTAGCCAGCATTTTTACGGATCACGGAATCGGTATTTGCCTACTTCCGCGCAATGAGTAAGTGCATGGCGGATATGACATACATCAAGCTGTTCATCGATTACTTAGATGCGATAGAACCGCTCGGTGACGCAGAGAGGGGGCGGCTTTTCACTTCCTTGTTGGTTTATGCAAGGACGGGCGAAGCCCCGCAGCTCGGCGGGAACGAACGGTTTTTATTCCCGATGATGCGGGCGCAGATAGACAGGGATAGACCAAAGTACCGATCTGGAGAAAACCACCCGAACTGGAAAGGCGGCATAACCCCACAGAATCAAAGAGAGCGCGGAAGCCCGAAGTATGCGGCGTGGAGAAAGGCTGTGTTTTCGAGAGATAAATATACTTGCCAAGTTTGTGGAAAGCGAGGAGGAGAATTAAACGCACATCATTTGATGCCGTGGGCGAAAAACAAGGAATGTAGGTTTTCCGTAGAGAATGGAGTTA